ATCCCAGCGATTGGTCAGCTCGCGCAGGTCACCGCTCTTGGGGTCAAAGATGAAAGCATGGGTATCGGTCATCGCCACATACTTTCCCTCGTGGTGCCAGGCGCGCAGGGTCTCAGGCTTCATGGCCTGCCACTGCTTGCGAGTGATGATCTGCTCGGTCACCACCTGCCCCCCACTGGCACCGATACCAACCAACCCATCCGGCGAGGCGTAAAGCACCACACCATCCATGGCCACCATGGATCTGGCGCTGATGCACGCTTGCGGCAGCTGGCTCAGCTTCTGGTTGGTCACCGAAGCCGGGCTGACACCCTGCGCCAGATAGGGGTAACCCTTGGTTCCGATCACCAACGTGGTATCGATAGCGGCGATCGCCACGATGTCGTGCTCAGTGGTGAGCCGGTACTTCTCCGGCCAGGCATACGGCAGATATGGCTCGCACAGATAGAGTGAATTGCCCGCGAACCCGGCGCACATGCCGTTGGCCATCTGGCACAGGCCGCGCAGGGCAGACGGTGGCGGGGTGTATCCGTAGGTCTCCAGCACAGGCCCAAGCTCACCATCCGCGCGACTATCCACAAACGAGGCTTGCGCAATCGGCAGCTCAGCAACCAGCAGGTAATCAGCCAGGCCACCACCTGAGACAGACCGATAAACCCGTCGCTTGGTGATGTTGTTATCCTGCGACTGAGGGGGAGATAGTGCCAGCGTTACCGTTGATTCAGGAACGGGGATCGCCACCTTGCCGCTGGCAGGCCCTGGCGGCCCCTCCTCACCCATCGCGGTGACGTAGGTGTCAACGTAGTAACGGGTCTCGTCGTCGGTGATATCGTCATTCACGCCACCATCTGGCGGCGTAATGGCACCAATCCCCACCGGAACGCCTGGAGCCGGCACGCCAAGGCGGTGCCACGCTGTCGGCTTATTGACGCCGCCCGTTGCAATCTGGAAGTGGGTAACTTTCGGGTACTCGCCATCTGTGTAATAGACGCGACCATAGGGGTCTTGCGCGATTGGAGAGTTGATCGCCTCGACAATCTTGTTCCATGCAAACCAGTTCTGGCCGTACTTGAACAGGGTCTTTGGGGTGATTGGCAGGGTAACTCCAGCGCTGACATCTTCCTCAAGTGGTGAGATAACGCCGTGGTCAAAGTGGCAATCCCTGGCCACCACGGCCACCTCATCAGGCAAAAGGTGAGGCTCCACGCGCGGAGTTACCCCTCGCATGGTGACGATATCGATGACTGACATGGGAGGTCTCGGCAGGCAGAAAACAAAAAGGCCCACTCAGAATAGAGCGGGCCATGATGGGTAAATCCTAACGCCTCAACGGGCATCATTCAACAGGTAATGGATGAAGGGCGCCCATCGTTCCAGATCTCCGTTTGCCGCAACCCAGCAAGGCGTAGCGCATCTCGCAGGTTGCTGATGGTGACAGTGGCCACCGTGTTATCGGCCAGCGTCCACTCAACCTCGTCATTGTCGGAGGTTGATGCGGCAATGAAGCGAGCCATCCTGCCCTGCGACAGCTCATCACCCTGATACAGGTTAGTGCCTACCCGAACAGTAATGGCCCCAACTAGGGCCGCCCGCTCCTGCTTCCAGGTAGCGTAATCCTGTTCGAACTTCTGCCGACTCTTTTCAGAAACGGTTACCACTTCACCCCAATCAATCATGCCAGCACCTCGCTAACCTCGTTATATGGTGGAACAGGCAGCTCGCCTGAATTGATGTCAATTGGCGTGTCATACGCTACTGGGAATAGCGTTTCCGGCGGGGCCTTACCGCCGTGCGGCAGGCGCAGGGTGAAGTGCAGCTCACCGACGGCGTCCCGCTCAATATCTGAAACAAACGCATAGTTTCCACCAATAGCGGACACTGGCAGGGTTTCCCCGTCGTGCAGTGGTGAGAAGTCGAAATACTGACCGTTGATGATGATGGTGTCTTTATCCTGAATGGTTGCCTGCAAAGGCGCAGTGTCAGCCCGAACCGGGCTTAGCTTAATTTTCATAGAGCCTCACTATGACCAGCGACCGAACACTTGAATCCCGATTGTTAGCGGCGTTTGAATAGGCGATACATAGGTGTAGCCGTTGAGTTTGATTTGTGACCCGTCTACGATACCCAAGGAAAACCCGTTTCGATACAGCGCGCCAGATGATTCAAGGCTTCCTGAATTTGTCGATAAAATTGAGGCCATAGGCTTCATTCCATCTATAAACGCGAATGTCGCTGGCAAATTGCACAATTTACCAAAACTCGCACTGAGCGGTGTTTCTGGAATGGTGAGATTAGACAAAAAGCAAACCATGGTGCCATCCGCCCACTTTACATATTCGCCGTTTGCGTTGGCACCTCGCTCAATAATCGCGCCAGTCGGCACCCCATCAGAGAGAGAGATGGGACCGACAACGTTGCCAGAATGATAGTGCCGAGAGACCTTAACCAGAGTCCCCGCATACTCATTCAATCTATCTAAGGCATAAACCGGCTGAGCCCCTCTGCTGACATCATCAAAAATCTCCACAGTCGAATAATCATCGAATCCATTCTGGTTATAAAAATATATAACTGGTTTTCCGTCAGAACCTTTATGGGTGTACACCATCCAGTCGAGCGCACCAGAGCCCACCGCGCTAGCTTCGCTTGCCTCTACAACCCAGTTATTACTGGCTGAGAACACATAACCGGAGAATGTTATATCTACATTACGGTGCTTATTCGAGTAATCTCGAATGACCAACCTGAATCGCACCATGGTGTCAGACCATCCCTGTAACAGACTGACCGAAAAACAATTATGGGTGGAGGCCTGATTATTTGACAGAGGAGAAACCACATTCGATATCAATGAGCCATGCGCCTGACCCGCTCGCCTCAGATTAGAGATAGACCCGCCCGAAGTGAGCACTCTCTTATCTAGCTCACCCTGCAAACCTGTAACACCGCCAATCTCGTGGGCACCGGATTTAGCTTCGTGGTCCGGCACAGCCTTGCCCAGGGTATAAATGCTTGGGACTGTGAGCTTGGCACCATCCGGTGCAGTCAGTGTCACATCGCCGGTGCCGGTTAGCAGCTGCTGCCAGCCGTCCATCTGCCCCTGGTGGTAGGCCACAAAAGCCGATAGTTCGCGGCTAAATGCTGGCACCTGCCCAGTGATGGAAATTACTATCGAGTATGCTTGCCCGGTTGCGGATTGCCCCGCATACGCAGTGACCAGATAGAGAACCGTGTCACTCTCCACATAGTCAACCTCATACGCCCGGCCATCAGATCCCCAGAACATGTGCCCCTTGTCTGGCTTGTAAACACCGCTCTTCCAGGTTGTGCTAGTGCCAACGACCTTGGCGCTGCCAGCGGTGACAGCAACTGTGCCAGCTCGATACCAAATACCAGCCATCTACGCCTCCTTACTGGCCGGTGGCCCGATTAAAACCAGCGTGCTGGCGCGCTTCCATACCTGCATCAGCCTGGGTTTTCTCACCCAACTGCTGCAGGAATGCGTTGTAGTGACCGGCCGCGCGGTTGCTGTTGGCAGAGTATTCCGCGTCCTTGGAGAAGCAGCGGTAGAGCATGAAATCGATGATAGGGTTGATGTAGATATCGTCCAGATCGGCCAGCGCCGGGGTGCTTCCGTTCTCTACATCCGTCAGCTGCTTGGATTGCGGGGCGACCGAGTAGATCACATCCACCTTGACCCCGGCGGCCGGTCCCGGGTGCAGATAGAAGGTCTTGGGGTCGCGCTCCTCGTAGGTGTAGTTGTCAACGGTGGCGGCAGTCTTGCCGGAGTGCCATTCCGGATAGCTGTCATCCAGCGCCTTGCGCACCACGAATCGCACCACCCGGCCATTGGCGTTACGCAGCACCTCGATAAGGCGGAGGGCATCTGGCGGCAGCGCCTGCTTGGTACCAGCCACGCAGGAAAACTCCACGTTCTTGGTATATGCGTCAGGACGAACCAGCACGATCGCCTTGGTGGCGTCGTTGTAGTAGTCCAGCAACTCCTGCTTGGGCCAACGGGTGAAGGTTGGATCGACAAGAAGGGTATTGACCCGCTTGATGATGGTTGCGACGGTCACGGTAGCCATGATGAGTCCTTAGAAGAAACTGTGCTTGCGGGGCGGGTTGTAGTATTCGACCTGGGTCGGGGCGCTGTGCTGTTTGCGGAACCGGCCGGCACGACGCCATCCCTCGACAAACTCGGAGCGGTGGTAGTTGGCTCGCTTAGGGTCAGACCAAGGACGGTCAGGTTGGGCGTAGAGCAGCGCGGCCACGCCGTGGGCGATAGCCTCGGAATGCTCGTGGTAAAGCTGCGCGGGGAGCGCCTTGGCGCCTTTTACCGGGGCGGCCACATACCAGACCCGCACATTGCTGAGATCGGTCAGGATGCTCAGCTCATTGGCAGAGATGGCGAAGTAGTCGCGCCCTGAGTCCAGCGGAACGCCATCCGCACCGGTGAGGTGCAGCACATTGCAGGAGGTAACCCCGTCCACATTGCACACCACCTCCAGGCTGCCGGCTGACGCGCTGGGCAGCAGGCGATCGA